CACCGCTGATGATGTGGTGTGTGTGAGTGAATAACAAGGTCTGTGCGGGCGTAGATCTAAAGACCAACGCCTTGCAGCAAATTCGCTCGAATGGAACACTGACTGCCGCCCACCAAAGCCACGCCTGGAAAACCAAGCGCGACGTTTGGGTGAGGCGTTAACGTAAACACCGCTGATGATGTGGTGGTTATAACGAAACTCTGCGTAAATGCCCATGAGGTGTTGTTCGCTGTAATTGTAGTGGTGCTGCCAGGCGACTGTTGCTTAAGCGAAAGCGTAGAGGTGGTAGCATTGACATACGCGAAAGTAGACTGATCAACAGCGCCAACAATCCCGGATACGTTCGAATTCCAAAATACATCTATGGAATACACTTGCCCGGCTATAGCGCTGGGGAGTGTAAGTACAATCGCGGTGGGAGTGTACGAAAGAACGGCGTCGGAAAGGAGGCCCGTTGCAAAACCCTCCGTCTGAGCAACGTCAGGTATGCCCGCTGCGGAGAAGTGCGGGAACGACTGACAAATTGCGTCGGCTTGGTTGGGGACAGTCAATCGCGGGCGTACGAGCTCGATGTCATACGTAACCCAAAGTTCGCCCATGTTCGACCCGGCGGTAATGCCGGGGACTTGTGCGAGTTGGAATAGCCCGAAATCAACCAAATTGATTGGTGTGCCCGCTGCGCCGACTGGGTTTACAGTAGAGCGGACATAGTAGTAAATATTGGCAGAGGTCAAAGGTGCGCATTCGACGCCATACATGCCATGGCTATCGAGTCGTGAGGACATTGCGTAATCGGAGTTCTCCATCTGCGGCTTGGCAGTAAACGCGGCAGCTGCAGCGTTGTACTCCATTGCCATAATCCAAACACCTAGTGAAGTGGTGCCGTATGGCGAAGTCGCAGAAACAAACTCAAAGGTCAAGCCATGAAAACGGTACATTTCATAGTTGGCAGCAATTTGAGCCAGAAAAGGAAAAACCGAGGCAACGCCTGGGTTTACTACAAAGGACTGATTTGAAAAGGTCGAGACGGGACCCGAAAAAATATCCTTGATGAATTCGCGGTGCTGTATACGAACTCCACCCTTGGTGTCGAAGGTACCCATGGAAGGGGTACCTGACATTAGGGAATTGGTGCTTATGGGATTAGGGACTGTCGCAGTGGGCCCCATATTAGTCTCGACGTAATCGCCGTGACCCATGAGACGTGCCAACCTGGCACCTGCGACACCCCCCAACTTGCGCGAGAGGCGTGAGCCCCCCAGCGCTTCGCCCGCCATTTTGCCTAGACGCTTGTAGGCGCCCGTCTCGGCTGAGACAGGACGACCTACGTTCTTGGCTTTGGGGGCGCCTATTAAGCGGCGTAGAATCTTCTCCTTCTTGGATGTCTTAGGAGAAGTAGTGTTTAAAACTGTATTCTTGGGAATCTAAATTAGTGAACCCCACCAGATAGATTAACTGGTGGCACTGGGTGAACCCGACCTCGCCGAAGGCCGGACTTGTTTTCCGCGTCACCCGGGCATTTCGCCCTCGCGGCACTTTTTCGCGGACTGGACCGCAAGAAAAGCATAACTAGAAACAAACAAAGCAAATCTCGGCGGATAGGTAACCAATTGTCTGCTACACACCCTTGTCAAGGCTTGAAACAAAACCTAGGAGTGTGGAACCGCTTTACAGGGGTTATGGCGTGTAAACACCATTAGGGGGGACCATTAATCCCCCCATGAACGTTGACATTGTCTCAGTCGTTCTCGCCGTATAATACGACAATTTAGTGCAAG